GAATAGACAAGATGCTATCCTTTGACCATATCTTTGTTACAGAGCGGTCGTATAACCTCCGTACAGAGTTCAGAAAGTACGTATGGGACACTGACAAGGACGGCAACTATATCAACCAGCCAATAGACAAGTATAACCACGGCATAGATGCAGTTCGCTATTATGTCCTTGGGCAACTATTAGGAAAGATTTTGAAACCAAAGGGCGACATGGCAGCAGCCTTTGCTCGATAAACAGGATAACGATATGATAAAGACATTAGATGAAATCCTCGCATTGGAGGACATTGATAAGAAGATTAGCTACCTTAAGAAAGGTAGGCGCAATCCTCTCCCCGACACATCATCAAACCTTGCGGATTGGGACATGACGAAACACGACATCATGAACCCCAACCTTTACAAGAAGATTAAAGTCCTTGTAAAGATGGAGGGAGAGCATTTTGATGGCGAGAAAAAAACGACAATCCCTGCAGAATATGAGATGAAAGAGCCTAACCGCATCGCAATTCCTATTGAGCAGGATATTGTAAACATTCATACCGCATTTTGCGTAGGTACAGAACCCACGCTTGATTGCAATCCCGAAGATGATGGGGAGAAGAATGTGTTTGAGACCATTAAGCAGGTATTCAAGAAGAATAAGCTGAAGTTCCAAAACCGCAAGTTAGTTCGTTCGTGGCTATCAGAGCAGGAGGTGGCAGAGTATTGGTACGTAGTCAAGGATGATGGCTTTTGGGCGCAATTAAAGCGCAGAATCGCGTCCCTATTTGGAAATAAAGTACCCGAATATCAGTTAAGGTCGCAAATATGGTCGCCTTTCCGTGGTGATACATTATATCCTTTCTTTGATGATAACGGCAACATGATAGCTTTCTCTCGTGAATACAAGAAGAAAGACTTAGACGGCAACGAACACACCGTATTCATGACTATTACCGCAGATAAGGTGTATCAGTGGGAACTTGATAAGACATGGTCGGAGAATGTAGAACGTACGTTCGCGCATCAGTTTCAGAAACTCCCTGTCATGTATGCCTTTCGTCCCGAGCCATTATGCGCAAAGGTTAAACAGTTACGTGTCCGATTAGAGAAGTGTTTGAGTGGTTATGCTGATTGTATTGATAATCATTTCTTTCCTCTCCTTATGCTCTTTGGAGAGTTACAACCTGACAACTTGAGCGGTGATACAAGAAACAGAATGATGCAACTGACTGGAGATGGTGCAAATGCGCAATACCTCACATGGAATCAATCCTCCGACCCGATCAAAGTAGAGATTGAAACCTACTTTAATCAGATTTACGGACTGACAAATACCCCTCGTATATCATTCGACCAACTCAAAGGTACGGGCAATGCCCTTAGTGGCACGGCTTTCCGATATATCTTCATGGCTGCTCACATGGCAGTACAGAACCATGCGGAGGAATTGGGAGAGTTTTTCCAACGAAGAGTTAATTTCCTTACATCTGCTATTGGCACGCTGAACACATCACTCGAAGCCGCAAGTAAAACGGTAAGCATCGAAACGGAGATTGTTCCTTTCATGATTGATAGCGAAAGAGATAAGGTTGAAACGGCTGCTGCTGCCGTCAGTGGTGGTGTGTGGTCAATGGAACACGGCATTGCATATTGTTCTAACTATGGCGAATTGCAAGACGAACTACAACAAATCAAAGAAGAAAAAAAGGAGAATCAACCAACAACACAAACACAAGAATAGCTTCATTATATAACTGTTTATGTATTATTACAGCCGTCTGTACGTGAGTATAGGCGGTTTTTTGTTACAACCGTATTATTGTCATTTCTCGGTCACTGAAAAACACAAATCCCCCTTTTATAATGTGTAAATTTGAAAAGATTTATTCAAGTTAACACTTTATAAAGTATGAACATTTACGAACAAATTTTGG